TAAGTTTAAGGAAGATTATGAGGACTACAAAAACGAAGATTACGAATTAATTAAATAAAATAAATATGGCACGAAGAAAAAAACAAGCCGAAGGTTTAGGAGACACGGTAGAGCAAGTTTTAGAAGCTACAGGAATCGCAAAGGTAGCTAAATGGGTATTAGGCGAAGATTGCGGATGCGAAGAACGTAAACAAAAGTTAAATGACCTTTGGAGATACAAACGACCTGAATGCCTAACGGAAGACGAATACAAATATTTAGACGGATTCTTTGCACAGGGTAGAAATTCAGTTTCTCCAAGCGAACAACGAGAACTACTTAAAATCTACAATCGAATAATGCACGAAAAAATGCAACCTACAAGTTGCGGTTCGTGTTTACGGGAAGTAGTTAATAAATTGAATAAGTTATACGCAATCTATAAAGAAGAACAAGATGCCGATACCACAACCAACGAGTAACGAAAGTGAAAAGGAATTTATCCAGCGTTGTATGGATGATTCTAAAATGAAGGACGAATACGATATAGACCAACGCTACGCAGTTTGTCAAGATGCGTTTAAAACCAAGTTAGCCGGCGAAAAGATTTCATTCGATTTTGACGGAACTTTAAGTACGAAACGAGGTTACGAAAAGGCGAAGCAACTAATAAGCGAAGGAGCAGAAGTTTACATCATCTCAGCAAGGCAAAATAAAGACGGAATGTTAGCTAAAGCAAACGAGTTAGATATACCAGTAGGAAGGGTTTACGCTATGGGTAGCAACGAAGCTAAAATTGAAAAGGTAAAGGAACTTGGAATAGTAACACACTACGATAACAACGTTGATGTCGTACGAGCATTAAGAGGAATAGGCGCAATAATATGAAAATAGAAAAAGTAAAGTTATCGGAAATTAAACCGAACCCGAAAAACCCAAGACTAATTAAAGACGAAAAGTTTAAAAAATTAGTTCAATCAATTAAGGACTTTCCGCAAATGTTGGAACTTCGTCCCATTGTAGTTGATGAGAATAACATTATATTAGGTGGAAATATGCGTTTTAAGGCACTTAAAGAAGCAGGACATACCGAAGTGTCAATAGTTAGAGCGAACGACCTTACAAGCGAACAAAAAGACGAATTTATTGTAAAAGATAACGTAGGATTCGGGGAATGGGATTGGGATAGTTTAGCAAACGAATGGGATGTTGATAAACTTGAGGAATGGGGTTTAGATATTCCTATATTTGATAGTAATATAAATGATATTGAACAAATTGATGAATTTAATGAGTCAGTAAATTTTACAATTAAATGTGAATCTATTGAACAACTAGAGGAATTACAAACTAAATTAAATTGCTCTTCTAATAAATTAAAATATGAAGACTTTTTAATTAAAGTTGCATTATGAGAATAGCATTATTAGATATTAAGGTAGGCACTAAGATAGGAAGTAATTTTACTGCCGTAAATATGCGTAATATGATATTGCTACAAAAAGAATTAGGAGCTGACTTTTATTATTCAACAGACCAGTTAATTAATAATAATAAGGAATATGATATATTTATATTTGGGTTTGCATCTATTAATGGCGAAATAGAAAAACAATTTGAATTTGTAAAAAAATCACCAAATTCAAAAATATTTAGATTAGTTGGAGAATATGAGCAAAGTGGACATCCTCCGCTTTATTATGTATTGACAAGATTAAATAAAATGCACCACGTAATAAGCAATGTAGATGAAAATTTTAATAGTTATGGAAAGTATAAATCAGGACAATCATTTCTAAATTTAAACTTACTTGTGGTAAAACAATCAAATCAATTAATAGAAAAAAAATACGATTGTATTTATTATGGTAGATGGAGAGAAGATAGAAAGGAGTATTTTAAAAAGTATATCCAAGATGGAATATATTTAAGTACCTCCATAAAGAATATGAAAAAATTTAAACATAATAATTGCAATCCTAAATATTTAGATACAATTAGTTGGGAAGATAAAAAGGAAACATTAAACTTTTTTAGATACTCATTATACATTGAGGATAAATATACACATAAAGTATTTAATAACTTAGCTAATCGTTGGTATGAAGCTGGATTTTGTAATAATGTTGTTTTTTTTGATGTGAATTGCTGGAACACAATACGAAAATCGGAAATAGCATCTTTTGAAAACCAAATAAAAGATTACATAGTTACAAGTTATGAAGATTTACAAGATAAAATTAAATATTGTAACCAAGATTTTGAACGACATTTATCAATTCAAAAAGGATGGAGAATTGGAGAGATGCATCATAAATATCAGATGATTAATCAATTAAAAAAAATAATTGGATTAACAGAGTAAAACACCGAAATTACACCGATATGAACAAAGAAGATAATTTAAAACCCGCTTGGAGCAAAGGAGAAAGCGGAAACCCTGCGGGAAGACCAAAAGGAAGTAAGAACCGAAGCACAATCGCGCGCCGTTGGTTAGAAGTTAATCAATCATTAAAAAACCCAATTACCGGCGAGAACGAAACAATGAGCCAAGAAGACTTAATGACCTTGGCGCTAATTAAAAAAGCACGTGAAGGCGATGTAAACGCGTACAAAGCGTTAATGGATAGCGGTTATGGTGCGCCCGTTCAGCAAATCGAACAAACGAATATAGAAATTCCACTTTTTCCTGATGTTCAAGAGGACAACCGCAACGAATAAGGTACTCGGATTAAAGAACCGCGTTAAGATTATTCAGGGTGGCACGAGTGCTTCCAAGACGTATTCAATTTTGGCGGTGCTAATTAATAAGGCGCTATTAATACACGGAATCGAAATAAGCGTAGTTGCCGAAACTATACCACATTTAAGGCGTGGCGCGTTAAAGGATTTCCTGAAAATAATGAAGTGGACGGGTAGGTATATTGAAGATAGGTTCAACAAATCTTTACTTCGTTATGAGTTTGCCAACGGAAGCGTAATAGAGTTTTTTTCCGCAGACGATTCAAGCAAGTTGCGTGGTGCAAGGCGCGACATACTTTACATAAACGAATGTAACAACGTAACCTTTGACGCTTACAACGAATTGGCTATAAGAACACGAAAGGAAGTTTATTTGGACTTTAACCCTGCAAATGAATTTTGGGTACATACGGAACTAAAAGACGAACCCGATTCGGACTTCCTGATTCTTACTTACAAGGACAACGAAGCGTTAGACAAAAGCATAGTAGAGCAAATAGAAAAGAACCGCGACAAAGCAAATACAAGTTCTTATTGGGCGAATTGGTGGAAGGTTTACGGAGAAGGTCAACTTGGAATGCTCGAAGGAGTAGTTTTCAGTAATTGGAAACAAATCGACACGATACCTAAAGAAGCTAAGTTGTTAGGAATAGGACTTGACTTTGGTTATACCAATGACCCGACTGCGATAATAGAAATATACAATTACAACGGACAACGAATAGTAAACGAGTTAGCATACCAAACAGGGTTATTAAATAGCGACATCGCAAAACTGCTACCGAAAAACGTGGTGGTGTACGCTGATTCTTCCGAACCTAAATCAATAGACGAAATTAAACGCTACGGAATAACGATTAAAGGAGTAACCAAAGGTAAGGATTCGATAAACTACGGAATAGATGTTATTCAGCGCAACGAATACTTAGTTACTTCGAATAGCAGTAATTTAATTAAAGAACTACGTTCATATGTTTGGGATACCGACAAACAAGGCAAACGATTAAACAAACCTATCAATTTTAATAACCACGCTATTGATGCGTTCAGGTATCACGAAATGGAAACGCTTGGGATAGGTTCAAACTACGGAAACTATGCAATACGATAAAACCAACGATATGCAAGTAATGATTACTCGAGTTGAGCAATACATTCACGAGCGTACCGGAAAACGAGTTAGAATAGTGTTCAATAATATGGCACGTTTTACCGCTCACTTTGAAATGCTTATTCACGCACACGAATACGTTGTGAATTACAAAAAAACGAATAAATAGTTTATAAGTTATGAAGTTAGACATCACCGTTCCAAGTTCAATTAGCGAAATACCTTTGGTCAACTACCAAAAGTTCCTGAAGTTACAGGAATCGTCAAACGACCAAGAATTTATAGCGCAGAAAATGATTGAAATCTTTTGCGGAATAGAACTAAAGGATATTGTCAAAATCAAATTGTCAAGCATAAACGAACTAATACAACACTTCACGAAAATCTTTGACGAAAAGCCAAAGTTCAAACCAACATTTAAAATCGGAGACATTGAGTTCGGGTTTATTCCTGACTTAGAAAATATTACTTTCGGTGAATACGTGGATTTAGATAACTACCTTTCAAAGTGGGATACATTCCACAAAGCTATGGCAGTGATGTACCGACCAATCACGTTAAAAAAAGACGAAAAATATAACATTATGGAATATACTGGAGCAAGTGAATTTAGCGACTTAATGTTGTACGCACCGATGGACGTAGCTATTTCCGCTTCGCTTTTTTTTTGGACTTTAGGAAACGAGTTGTTAAGCGCTACCCTAAACTATTTGGAGAGCGAACTAACAAAGATGAACAAGACCGAACAAGCGACTTTAGCGCACGAACTCAGTTTGGAAAAAAATGGGGGTGGTATAGCTCAATCTATGGACTCGCTAAGGGAGACCTTACAAAATATGACGAGGTTACAAAATACGGATTATTTAAATGTCTTACCTATCTTACCTTTGAAGCAGAAAAAAACGAAATAGAAATAATGGAAATAAAAAAGAGTTACAAATGAACGGATACTACTCACTTTTAAACGAACTAAGAACACACTTTAACGGAGACCCATTAGTTAATACCGTATCGCAAGGTTCAATCTTCAACGTTGACTTAGGTAAACAAACTATTTTTCCATTGGTTCATATAATGGTTAATCAAGTTACTTTTAATGACAACGTAATCACTGCAAATATAACTTTGATGGCTATGGATAACGTAAGCCAACGAAAAGAAGAAGCACCCAATACGTTCGAAACTGCGGATAACGAAATAGACGTTTTAAATACGCAACTCGCGATTTTAAACCGAGCATTCGAAATGCTTAAACACGGAAACATTTGGGACAAGCTATACCACCTGAATAGTATGCCAACGTGCGAACCTTTTGTAGAACGATTCGAAAATTATTTAGCGGGTTGGGCTATGACCTTTGATGTTGATTTCCCTAACGATATGACTATTTGTTAAATGGAAAAGGCAGAACAATTAAAGGCATTAAAAAAGTTCCGTGATTACGTTATCACGAAATCCAAATCGAATTTAAGTCGCAAGAATTTTACTGGTGTTTTGTCGAATAGTATCAAGGCTGACTTTAAAGTAATGGAGAACTCAATACGTTTTTATTTTGAAATGCCTGAATACGGGTGGTATCAAGATAAAGGGGTAAAGGGTAGCAACCCTACCTTAGTAAAAAACGGAAGACAAAAAGCACCGAGTAGTCCATTTAGCTACAAGGTAAAGAAACCACCTTTACAAGCTATGATAAACTGGGCGAAATCTAAAAACATACGTTTAAGAGACGAAGAAGGAAAGTACAAAAAAGGCAACTACCAAACAATCGGATTTTGGCTACAAAAACGAATCTTTGCTCAGGGAATTAAACCGAGTTTGTTTTTTACTAAACCATTTGAACAGGCGTACAAGAATCTTCCTGATGCT